GACATCTTGTTAAGAGCGTCTGTTGCACCTACGCCTGTGTAGCTGATTGCTTCACCTTGTGAGGTCAACATGGCGCGCATTGAGTCAAAGTTGCTTTGACGTAGTGCGGGACCGAAGTTACCTGTATTTGGATATGTGGGTGAAGTAGAAGTGGCTCCGGGATTAACACCAATTAGGCTTGGTGAAGTTCCACCTGCAGCAGTAAAGCCTGCAGAAGCACCGCTTACGCCTGAGAAGCGAGGATCGGGCTCTTGGAACATGGCTTCATTGGAAACACCAACGTTAACGTTGTTGTCGCCGTACTTAGCACGCATTGCAAAGATGA